GACCAGATCTATGCGGGTTTATAGGGAAGAACACTTCCTTTAAACTCGATTATGCTGCGCACGATGCGGATGCAGTAGTCGCAGCATACAAGCTCTACCCTAAGGGTTACCTTAAGGGAGACTTGTACCTAGCTACAAAACAAGTACCTGATTTGTTAGCTATATACCACAGCGGCAACTCCCTACTTAGGGAGGCAGCCGATGCGGCCATCGAGGAGGGCTTCACACTCGTGAGCCGGAATCCTGATGAACCATACCGTGTTTCCAAGGAAATTGGATACGATGTGGTGGAGGAGCTCCTAAGCAGCGGTGAGATCCGCCAAATGGGAGACAATGACACTTCTTACAGGGAGATCCTGAAGGAAAGAGTCACAAGATTCGCGAGGAAGAAGAACCCCTTGGGAATCGAATATGAGGACCCTTGGAAGATTCTTCAGGGGTTCTCACTTGCGAGTGCGAGAGATGCCGTAGAGCAAATCCGCAATCCTGGTGCCCGTCCGGGGAAATTCCTTAAGGACTTGCACGTTCATGTCTGGCAGGGGGACAAAATCCGAATGCAAGACAAGATACCTGTCAGACTGGTTCCAGGATGGACAGGTAAGAAGGGTACTGGGGTCAACTTTGCTGACTTGAGTAACCTAGAATCCAAAATGGGATTCATCTACCAGCGAACCTTCTGGGGAAGGAGACTAGTAGAATTGGCTAACCACGAGACGAAACCCGTTCGTGATTGGGCCCGAAGATTCCAGAAGAAGTTGCGATGCTTCCTATCTGGAGAGCCTCATCCCGACTGGCCAAAGGCCGGTAGGATAGGGCAGCACAGGGCAGAAAAGCTCCGTGCAAGATCTGTTAGGCTTCTTGAATGTCTCAAGACAGTTAACGGAATTTTCCTTCAGAGATACTTAGTATTTCCGAATGAAAACTGGACTTGGGAAAAGTTTGACGACTTTTCACTCAAGTACTTCAACGTCTTGATTGACGATGAGTTCTACGATGGGGAAATAACGGAGTCGCTGATTCCCCTTCGTACGAGGTATTCCGAGCTGAAAAGCCTTAGGAAGACCTTCAAGAGGCACGCACTTGCAGGCAATGATGCGTACTTCTCATCAACCGAATTTGAACAAGAGGTTCCTATCTGGTTGAAGAGCTTCATTCCCGTATACAAAGAGGCAATGAAGATCAAAGACGAGGTTTGGTCTTGTGCCGCAAGAGCAACCTTGTCACAAACTAGGGGGATGGGAACACCACCTCCTCTAGTTGTAATGCAATCTAAGATAAAGTTCCTAAAAACGATATCTCAGAGTCTCCCACCGTCAGGGCCTGAAGAGGTAAGACTGGTGAGAGTGGCAATGGAGGAGACAATCTCCAACATTCCGGCATATATCTTCAGCGGACTCTCAACGAAAGCCCGGATGACGATAAGCACCTCCGCTTGCTGGGAAACCATCAAGTCGGAGGGAGGAACTCTGCAGGCCATAGCTGATATAGTTGCGGACGCAGAGACCGGTGCGGAGGTACCAGACATAGACCTCTTCACTGGAAAGGTAAAGGGGGTCATAAGATATGACCCAGCCTTACCAGGAAAGTACATCTTCGCAAAGTGCTTGGAGATTGTACTTGAATCGGACCCCCGGGAAATGTCCCAGGTGTACGTCGCAATGGTTAAGGAACCTGGGAAAGCCAGGACTGTAACCAAAGGCCACGTCGCGCTGAAAGTTCTGCTAGACGTAGTCAACAAGATAGTCTCATACCCTCTAACGAAGGTTAAGACTAGCAAATCCGGCATGGGAATGGACGCCCATGGATGGAATTTCTTCAACGATTTCTACAAAAGAGAAAACGCTGGAGAGGCATTTGTCCCCTTCAGGCAGAGGGTGGACAAGAGCACAATGGGTATCATCAGAGAGGTCATCTATGAGGATATCTACTGCGAGTGTACCGACTATGAGACGGCTACAGACGCAATGGACCACGAGATCGCAGAGGTAATCGGGGTCAGATGGATGAACGCCTGCGGGATTCCGCACGTTCTCCAAAAGATCGTTATCGAGACCTGTTTTAGGCCCCGATACGTTCACTTCGCTGCAAAAGGCTCAGCACTTGAGTCTGTTGGAGAGAGGGTTGATGAGATGACAAGGAGAATCTTAGCAACCAGGGGAATTATGATGGGAGATCCACTCACCAAAGTAATTCTACATCTTCTCAATATCTGCGTACGCAGAACAGGAAGATACATTGCAACCGGGAGATACAGAGAGCTCACTGGTGACAATCCGGTAATCCACGTAAAAGAAAATTACGTTGATACCTACCCTTTATTGAACCTCACAAAGGTTCCAATAATGGATTACCGTCCCGTGTTGGACGGTTCCTCCCGGATACAGGTAAGACCTACATCCGTAAGGGTTATCCCTGGTACTATTGAAGAAATGAGGACTAGGGAGATCTCTGAGAGACTCATCGAGAGCCGTCCCAGGGATTTCCTTCCTGGTGTACATTGTTGTTACACCACGGAAGCAGGAGCGTTAGATGTAGGGTTCATACCCAAAATCTTCCGAGACCCCTCCTTACTGTCCGTGAGGCAGATAAGTATGGGTTCTGGTTTCTCTATTCCCCTGGACATGCGTCCTGAGAAGAGAAACCCTGATGATCGTATCCTACAAATGGCAGGATATAAGATGATCAATCCCTTCACTAAACTCCCAGTGGGAGGAAATGAAGAGAGGGATAGAATGCTCCGGCAAGGACCGGGAGAAATCTACCCAGAATGGGGATCCAGACAGGTTAGCTGGGAACCCAATTCAGAAGGAACCGAAGATCCGACGGATCCAGGTTGCTTCGCTCCTTTGTTCAGTCTCTTCTCGGGATGGAACAAAGGATCCTAGTATTGCTACTAGGAACTAACCCAATTGTGCCTTGCAGTTGCAGTCGCACGAGTCAAGCACTAGGTACTGATCGGACACCTCTCGGTGTCACGCATTAGG